ACGACCGTGGCCCGCGATGATGCCGTTGTCGCCATCAACCAGAACCGGGTTTGTCCAGCCGTATTCGACGATGCTGGCGGCGATCTTGGCGATCTGCGCATCGGAATGCGTGCGCGGATTGCGGGCGTAGGGAATCAGCGCCTCGACCTCGCGGTACTCGACGTTGAGCGTGTTCAAAGATGGTGTCCTGAAAATAGAAAACCCGCCGACGACAAACCGTGGGCGGGTTTTGGGGGTTAGTGCGAACTGGCGGGGTGCGAACTGCGAACCGTGCGAACCTTGGTTCGCACCCTGACGCTGAAAAAGCGCCGCGCTCGTGCCCCCCGCATTGCGATTTGGCCAGGGAGGACCCGTCGAAATCTGACGCGCCATCTGATTTCTCAGACCTCTCGCAACCATAGCTGTAAATGTAGGGCAATGACCTGTGAAATGCGACACCCTGTTTTGACAGTGATTCCGTATCGGTTATCAGGGGTTGGCATCCGTTCTATCCAGTTTCCAATTCCCTTCAAACTTACGCACGAACCTTCAATGCACTGTTGAGTTGCTCGGTGACGCGCTGAAGTGACTGTGCCCACCTTCGCTGCGCAGTCTTGGTACAGCAGCCGAAGCGAATGCTTATCTCACGCCAGCCATAGCGCTTTGCACGCATCCAAACCAGGTGCCGCTGATCTACCTCCAGCCACTGTACCCAGTGCATGACTTCAAGCATGGCATCAACCTCACCGGGACTGGGCTGGAAATGCAGCTTGGGTCGCTCATCTCCCGACATGCGTTCCCACTCTGAACGCACCACTGTGGGCCAGAGGGTGAAGTAACCCTGCACACGAACGGGTGGCAAGCGACGTGCCGTGCTGACAGCCTCCTCAAAGCGGTTGGCCACGTCATCGGTGGTCCAGTTGGTCTTGGTGTTAACCATTGCGCTTGCCTCCTTGACCAAACAGCCGCTCACCAATCCGTTTGACAAACGCTTGCTCGACGAAGTCCAGGCGCGAATCTGTCTCGCTGACCACCAGGATGTGCTGCTCACGCCATCCCGTGCGCTTGATCTCATCCAGGTCTGTAACCTGTGGCTGCAAGCGACCCAGCGGGCATTGATAACGATGTGGTGTGATCTTCATTTCAAAGCTCCTGTGTATCGATTGCCCAACCCAACAGGGCCAGAGCATCTGCTTCGTTGTCGTCGATGACTGGGTGACCTTTCGCACGCATGGCGGCAATGACCTCTGCCTTGCCCGCGTTGCCTTTGCCCGTGGCGTGCTTCTTGATCGTGCCCACAGGGATGCCCTGGTATGGCACGTTGTGGTGCTCGCACCAGGTCGTGAGCGTGGCCATGAGTCCTCCGTAGACGTGGGCAGCATCGACACCGCTGTGCCGACGCACTTCCTCGAAATAGACCGAATGGATTTCACCGACCGCACCTTGGATCTCCGAGAGCCAGCGCTTGAACCGGAGGTAGCGCATGCCACCACCTTCAAAGCGTTGGGGTTTGAAGTTCACAAAGCCATGTGCGATCTGCCCGTCGCGTGAACGCAATGCCCAACCCGTGGTGGTGCCCAGATCCAGGGCCAGCACAACCAGTCGCATGGATTGGGCTGTATCTCCATCCGCATCAACACTCCCACGTAGGTCAGAGGGAACTGCTGTTCCCTCTCCTACGTAGTAGGAGGGAGAGTTTTCGCCAACTGCAATATCCCCGAAAACCCAATAAGCATGAGGGATTGCGCCAGTTGGCAAGTTGGCAGTCTTGCCAACTGCCAGCATTGCCAACTTCGGCATAAGCTGTTGATTTGCAAAGGAATGAAGTTGGCAGGGGTTTGCCAACTGAGCCCAGTTGGCAAAAGTAGGGTTCCAGTTGGCAGCGGTTTTGCCAACTTGCGCGCGCGGATTCATGTGGACTCCTTCGGGTCAGTGATGTCATCTTGGTACACCCACACATCCGGGTTCTCAACAGGCATTGCGGCCCCGGATTGCGGGCATTTGTAGTGGGTGGGAAGCACTGCGAGCGCCCGAATGGGCAGCTCGCCAGTGAGTGGGTCAGGCGTGTCGCCCGGCATGTTCAAGACCATGCCTTCGACGCACAGATAGCCAAACTTGCTGCGACCACAGGACGGCAGACCGTAATCCTTGCCATTACGGAAATACTTGATGTAGCCCTGGGTGGACAGAACCGAGAGGCGGTCGCGGATCGTGCGCTCACCACCTAGACCTGCTTTGCCCTCAAAGGCTTCGGCGAACTGGTTGGCGGTGTAGCAACGCCCGTTGGCGGCTTCGTCGAAAAGGATCTGCAGGATCACGTCGCATTTGCGGCGACGTTCGGCATCTAGCCGTTGCCCGTATTCCTGCATGACCAGACGCTCGCTGGAATCCACTTCGCGCCATTCGCCGTGGATTTTGTCCACGTGCTTGAGGGGGATGCCGGGGCCATTGCGCAACTCGAAGATGAGTTGACGCGTGCTGCGTGACTCGTCCGGGCGGTACAGCACCATCCCGCTTGAGTAGTAACCGCGTAGACTGCCTGCACCGGCCAATGCCTGAAACGGGTCTTCTTCGAACTGCTTTTTGCCAAGCTTCTTGGTGTGGTGGGCGAGGATGACTCCGGCATCCGGATTCACCTCCTGACGAATCCTTTCCACCCGCTGCGACAGAAAAAACAGCATCGCACCGTTGTCGTTCTCGCCGCCTGCGTCCCCGCCATCGAACAGGTTTCGGATCGGGTCGATGGCAATGATGTCGGGTGGTAAGCCCCCAAACGCATTCGCGATTGCAGGAATGATTTGGGCCAGGCCCGCGTCATCCAGCACCATGTGCAGTTGCGAAGTGGCGACGAAGTTGTCGCGTGCTTCAAGCAGCCGGTGGGATGGCAGCCGCACATCCTTCACGCGTTCGCGTAGGTAGTGATACTGCACCTCGGCCTGTAGATAGAACACCCGCAGTGGCCGGGGTGGCCGCATGTCCAGAAAGGTCGCGCCAGCCGCCATGTGCGCGAGCCACGACAACAGGAAGTCGCTCTTGCCGACCTTCGGCGCGCCGCCAAACACCAACATGCCGCCGGGGGTAAGCACACGCGGCGAGATCAGGTCTGGTGGCAGCGGTGAATCATCGTCGAGCAGTGCGCCCAGCGTGAACGTGGGTAGCAATGGAGCCGCAGCTTTCACCACACGGCGTTCGCCTTGGGCAATCATCGTCGCGCAATCGAAGCCTTCCGCGACCGCATCTGCAGCGTCCCATTTCTCTGGTTTGGTCGTGGGCGGTACCAGGATCGCCACGGACGCGCAACCGGCAGCCACGCAAGCTCGCGCAGCGTTTTCGGCGTAGTCCCAGCCTGGCGCATCCCGATCCGGCCAGATCACCACCGACTTCCCGGCCAAGGGGAGCCAGTCCGTTTTATCGATAGGCGCCTTGGCACCGTTCATGGCGGTGGTCGCCACGATGCCTGCTGCGATCAATGCATCAGCGCATTTTTCACCCTCGACCAAGATCACCTGTTTACCCTTGGACACTGCAGGCAGGTTGTAGAGCGGACGCGGATCGGGCGCTCGCCACATACGGGCACGGACATCCCATGGCCGGTACTCCTTGCCCGACGGCGGGTCATAGCGATAGACGCAGGCGATCAGTTGCCCGTCCGGCGTCAGGTAATCCCATTTCGCGGTGTAGGGGCCGAGCTCATCGACAGCAACGGTGCGGACGGCGTGACGAGCCATTGGCTGCGCGGGTGGCGCGACGCCCAGCCACTGGCGGATTTCGGCGGCCAGCCTTGGAAAGTCATGCCGAGCGGAGCGTCCCTGCGAACGCGCCCACAGATCAATGACATCGCCACCCTCATCGGTGGAAAAGTCTTTCCATAGGCCGCGCCGTGGACCGTCAAGCTCAACCACCAGGCTCTTGCCAGGCGAGCCATCGGTGTCACCGACGTAGAACTTGCCGCCCCGGATGCGGCCTTGCGGAAACAGGTAGTGCAAGACCGCTTCCAGGCGATCGAACAAGCCGGTGCGCAGTGCCTCCGTATCACTGGAGAGATCCTCACGCGGCTCAGCGGCATCGTTGAAGTCCAGCCACACGATGTTGTTGGTCATCATGTCGCCCTCCAGCAGCGGTCTTGCCAGGAGCAGAACTTGCACTCGAAGTGGGTCGGCGTGGTTGCGTGGCGCGGCAGCAGCTCGCCAGCCTCGGATGCGGAGATCACCCGCACCGCGCGATCAGACATGCGCTGTGCCAGTCCACCGTCAAACGGCACCAGCTCGAACCAGATCTCCTGGGAATCCTTGTTGATGGCGGTGAACAGCGCGGGGTTGCGAGAGATGCCGGGAACCGTGGCCTCCATGTAGGCCTGGTAGATCGCCATCTGCGCGGCGTAGACGGGCTTGGAACGAGCGACACCGTGCTTGACCGTGTCGCGCCAGGACTTGTCGTTCATGGTCTTGCATTCCCACAACGACGGGCACTGGAGCCCGAGCTCGCTGGGGGCGGCGTTGATCACGCCATCGACGTGGCCCTGGATTCGGCCGCCCGCCACCGAAAAGCCGAACTGGCCTCCACTGACCTTGCGCGTGTACAGGTCGAACCCAGCCATACGCAGCCAGCGAATGGCCACGTCTTCGAGGGCATGCCCAACTTCGAAGACACGCAGGATGCGGCCAGGAATCTCCCGACCGGGATCAACCGGGGTTCTCAGGTACTCGTACTGGAGCGCGCGCTCGCAGGCGACACCGAGCCTCGACGCGCCGAGGTAGGTGCGTGGAGCTTGGCCGTCGCGATCGCTGACCAGGGCGGCATCGATGAGATCGCTGATCTGTTCATGGACTTTGGGGCGGTGGTTGAAATCCAGCATCAGAACGGCACCCCCTTCGGAGATGTCTGGCCCTGACGTGCCAGACGTTCCTCCAGGAAGGCACGGTCTTTCGCGGCCATGCGCTCGTGCTCCTCGATCATCTGGTCCTGGTACGCCGTGACCACCACATCGATCAGGGTCAGCACCTCCTCGCGGGTGTAGTCCGCCAGCGGGCGCTCCATGCCGATCGAGCCCACGTACTCACCCAACGGCAACAGGCACGCGCGCATCGCGGCCAGCTCCATGTCACTCGGGTCGATCATGCGTGCCTCCGTCTTGGTCATCAGCAGGCAGAACGCGTCCTGACAGCGGCGTGAACAGAACACCCACTGGTCCGAGTAGCGATTCGGGTCGCTCGGTTTGAGCCGAGGGTTGAACCAGCCGTACCCCTTGGCCTTGCGGTAGCAGATCGCGCATTTCAAGCGGCCTCCCGATGACTGTCATTGGCCGCGACGACCAGCCGCTGAATCGACGACTTGTTGAACTGGAAGGCCAACAGAGCCGACGCCTGGTAGCGAGTCATGCCGAAGTCAGCCCGCATCTGCTCAGGGAGGTAGCGCAGCTGCTTGTCGGTGGGGGGCTCGTTCAGCCAGCGCCGGGTCTTGTAGGCGGAGTCGGCGGACTCATGGTCGTTGAGCCAGTCGTCGGCCTTGGCCATGCAGACCGTGCGCTCGCCGACGGCCAGCAGGTGCGGCCTCAAATCCTTCCCGCCGCCGACGGCGTGCCAGCGGCCATTGAGAAAGAAGATGCCGCCCCACGCACTGAAGCCGGTGGCCATCAGCGCGTCGTCGTGCCCGAACAGGTCGCACCAGCGGAAGTTGGAGCGCTTGAGCAGATCGATCTCGCTCATGACGAAGTCCGCCAGCACGCCCAGATCCTGTGGCTCCCGCTCCCACACGTGCCCACACAGGGGGCACTCCATGCAGGCCAGCGGAACGATGGCGCCGCAATCCGGGCAGTCCTTGGTTGGCGCCTCACCTTCGCCCTGATGCCCGTCGAGGTTGATTTCCTGTTCGATCGATCCGTGCATCAAGCTGGCTGTGCCGAAGTCCAGCACGATGCACTCGGTCTTGATCACGCCCGGGAACTCTTCAGGGTCGACGGTCCGCAAACCACGACCAACCATCTGGATGAAGGTGGACTTGTAGGAGCTGGGCCGCAGCAGTACGACGCAGCTGGTGGGCGTGTAGTCGTAGCCTTCGGTGAGCACCGCCACGTTGACCACGACCTGGGCACGCCCGGTCTCGTACTCTGCCAGGCGCGCTTTGCGGTCCGCATCGAACAGCTCGCCGTGGACCAACACCGCGTGCACGCCTGCGTCGACAAACGCATCGCAGACGTTTTGCGCATGGGCGACCGTCGAGCAGAAGACGATGGTCTTGCGCGACGACGCGTTCGCCTTCCAGTGTTTGATCACCGCTTCGGTGATCAGCCGCTTGTCCAGAATGGACGCGACCTCGTCCATGTCGAAGTCCATCGCGGTGCGGCGGACGTGGCGCAAGGCGTCCTGCACACCGACGTCGATCACGAAGGTGCGCGGCGGCACAAGGTGCCCGGCCGCGATCATCTCGCCCAGCGTGATCTGGTCTGCGACGTTGGAAAAGACTTCGCGCAGACCCTTGCCGTCGCCACGATTCGGCGTGGCGGTCAGACCGCAGATGCCAGCGCGAGGATTGCGGGCCAACACCGCGTCAATGACAGCCCGGTAGGTCGTCGACGAGGCGTGGTGTGCCTCGTCGATCACGAGCAGATCCAAGGTGGGCATCTGGTCGAGATGGGCCTGACGCGACAGGGTCTGCACCATCGCGAACGTCGCCTGACCGCGCCAGGACTTCTCGTTGGCATCGAACACGGACGTGCTCATGCCAGGATTCACGCGCGAGAACTTGTCCCGGTTCTGGCCGGTCAGTTCGGTGCGGTGCGCAAGGATGCAAGCCTTCGCATCGGGCTCGACCAACACCCTGCCGGTGACCGCCGACAGCATGATGGTCTTGCCCGACCCGGTCGGCGCAACAGCCAGTGTGTTCCCATGCGCATCGAGCGCGGCCAGGGTGCGCTCGACCAGGAGGGATTGACGGGGACGGAGCATCATGACCGTGACCCTCCGTCACTGCGCCCAGTTGGGACGGCCCGGTGTGGGTGCCCGGCCGGTGGCCTGTGCATAGGTGTTGGGTGTGCCGGGCGCATTGGCAGCGGGCGTCGGCTGACGCGCGCCGCCCATCAGCGCTGCGTAATCTTTGTGGTCCGGCGTGATGGCCGCCTTGATGACGCTCTTGTCCTGGCCGTTCTGGTCCTTCTCCCAGTCGACCTTGCCCAGGAACTCGATGCCATCGAGGTCTGCGAATCCGCTGATGCGGCGAGAGTTCTGTGCGGCAGGACTGTTGTCGCCGGGATGAACCCCACGCGCCGAATTGAGGATCGCCTTGACGAAGGTGCGGCCCATGTTGGCCCACTCCGGCCCCTTGGGGCTGTGCAGACCAATGAGCGACCACATCTTGCGGCGGGCGAACTCGCCTTCCATCACGACGAACTCGCAGTTCAGGTACACCGATCCGGTGTTGTCGTTACGCGTGGCGTAGCCGCCAGTCCATCCTTGGGACGCGTCATCGAAGCCACCCGGGCGGATGGTCATGCGGACACGCACCAGCGTGCCCTTGGGGATCAGGTCGAAGGAGGTTTGTTCGGAAGCGGAATTGAAATCGAAGTAGGTCATGATCAGGACTCCTGAGTCGAAGTGGATTCGGGGGTGGAAGCGGGGTTGGGACGAGCGAAATCGAGTCGCTCGATGGCGGGCTTGGCCGGGCCGGCGATCTTTTCCATCAGGCGGCCGAGGTGTGGCTCCTCGATGGCGTCAAGCCGACCGGAACGGTCCTTGGCCGGGAAATTCCATTGGTTCAACGTGTGGCAGACGAATGCGCGGTAGCCGCTGCCGTCGTCGGCCTTGAGTTCAGCGAGGGTCACGACCTCGTCGACGATCCCGGGCAGCTCGAGTCCGGTCTTGGAGCCGTCGATCTGCAGCGAGAACACGCGGCGGTTGAAGTCGTCCAGGGCCTCGTTCAGGATGCCGACGAACCACACGTTCTTGCGGCGCGTGTGCTGCAAGTGGGTGAGCCAGCCGATCATTTCCTGGCCCATCAGCCCGTAGGCGCCACGGCTGTCGGGCTTGCCGGTCTTCTCCGAGTAGGCCTGCGGCTGCCCCTTGCACCACTGCAGGCACAAACGTCCAGCCACGGTGATCGAGTCGACGAAGACGGTTTCGTACTTGTCCAAAACCGCCGGATCGCCGAAGCGCGCGCAGACCGCTTCAAAGTGGGCTTGGCTGTAGGGCTGGTCTTCGCGCAGTGCCGGGTTCGGGCCGCCAATGAAGACGGCGAAGTCGCGGCACTCCTGCCATGTGCGGGGGCGGATCGTGTCGCCCGCCCACCCTTCGACGGCGAGATCTCCGGCCTCGAGGTCGAAGAACAACGTTGCGGTGGGCTTCAGCGTCCAGAGCTGCGAGGTCTTGCCGATGCCGCTCTTTCCAACGAGCACACCCTTGACGCCACGGCGTTCAGCGAGGCGTTGGTCGGCGGTGATGATGGGCAGGCTCATTTGCGGCCTCCTTCACCACCCAGATCGGCGAACGCAGCAGCCACCGTGGTGACGCCCAAGGCACCGCGCTTGCGGGCCAGGTCGTAGAGATCGCGCAGACCCTGCAAGCGACGGTGGTGGACGCGGGACTCGGCCTCCATGGCCTGAATCGCGAAGGCCAGGTCGTCGACGGTAGCGTCCTCCAGCGGACGCACCACTTCATCGGCACGATTGCCATCGAGGGCCGGGATGCGGATCGTCTCCGGCAGGTCCCGCAGGTACATCTCGGACTGCTTGAGCAGCAGATCGATCAACGTGGATTTGGTTTTCATGGGGATCACTCCTGAATCAGTGCAAGGCGGAACCCGGGCTTGCCGGTCTTGAGCGTTCGCGCCGGGGCGAACGCGCTCTTCAGCGTCTCGGGCCAAGCGTTGAACCTGGTCTCGGAGATGCGGTAGCTGATCTCGACGTACTCGGTGGGGTCTTCGCCGTTGGCGGCGATGCGGCGCGTGATGTCGGTGAGCTTTGCCTGGTCCCACTCGACCTTCTTGGGCAGGTCGGCGGTGACACGGACTTGGCCGTCATCGAAGTGCACGACGCCCGTGTCTTTGCCGGCCGCCAGGCGCAGTTGGTGGGCACGCTGGGCGTACTTGAGATCGAGGGCGCGATCGACGTGCTCGACGATGGCCTTGGCAGCGGCCAGCAGATCGGCGGCATCGTTCTTCAGTTGGAAAAGCGATTCGCTGGAGCGCTGGGCGAGTTCGCCGGCAGGCGTGGCCAGCACTTGATCGGGGGTGAGGTGGCTCATGCCGCACCTCCCACTGCGGCGCGCTCGGACGTGCTCTTGCGCAGGCTCTCGGACTCGAAGGCTTCGACGTCCTCAAGGCGGTAGAGAACACGCCCCTGCAGTTTCAGAAAGACCGGACCGATTCCTTCGGACCGCCAGCGTTCCAGGGTGGCTTCGCTGACGTCCCAACGGTCCGCCAGTTGGCGTTGGTTGAGGTGTTTGACACTCACGTTTTTCTCCTTTCAGGTGATTGCGAAAACGTGAAGTGATCTTCAAATTCGGCCTGTACGGGCGTCTGCCACCGCCATGTACGGGCTGGTGTACGGGCTCAGCCACGGCGCGAGAAAACGGGCCACAGAAAGCAAAAAACCGCCCGAAGGCGGCTGTGCGTGATGCGTCCGGCTGCTGCTGGTCAGTCCAGATTGAATCCATAGAGGCCATTGCCATCGCCAGCGATGTAGTTCTCCCAGATCGAGTTGCCGCTGAAGATGTTCTGGATACGCTGGCTGCGGCCAGACTTCTTTTGGCCGTACACAGCGTCAAGAATTTCGTGGGCGGGAACCCATCGCCGTCCGTTTGCGAACTGCTCGAACAGATGGCTGACGACGGCAACCTGCCTGGGGCCCTTGATCAGCCATGGCTTGTCGGACTTGGTGGCGATGACCAGCGTGTTGGAGTACTTGTCGAAGCGAACCGGTAGAGACTTCTCCACCTTGGTGCTCGCTGGCGCCAGCAGCAGCCGGTGGATCAGGTCGATGTCGATGTTTGGCTTGATGGCATGGTCGATCAGTGCGCTCGCGATCGGGACGATGCGGTAGGCGCGGGGCGGCATGACGATATCGGGCAGAGCCTGGCCGGTGGTGAAGATCAATCCCTGGTCAGGAAGCGGAGGAGCAAGGAAATGCTCAAACACCTTTTCGGTCGATGACGAGAGTCCCCGGACGACCCAGGCGTCGACCTGAGCGTCGGCAATGCGCATCTTGCCAAGTCGCCACAGCACGCCATTGATGGCGGGCGCCGTGATGCCGCTGCGTTGCGCCTGAGGCACCGCGAGCAAGTCCGCCAAGTGGTTCAGCAGATTCACGTCGCGGATGGCATGAACGCCGACCATGTCGCCAGAGACGTACTTGGTGCGGAAGGTCTCGGGGCAGCGGTAGCGATACCGACCCGGGTCATCGTCTTCCTCGATGTCGACCGGAACGCGTTCATCGCCACGGGTTGCCAGAAAGCTGCCTGCATAGCCGATACGTTCGGTCCACGCCGCCAGGTCGCGGTCGGACAGCGCCCCACGGCGCGACAGATCCCAACCGGGCACGCCGCGCAGGCGCTGGCCGTCACCATCGGCAACGGCGTGGATCGATCGTTCGAAGAGATCGATCAGCTCAAGCAGCGAGCGCGTCGTCAGGATCTTCTGCGACACCGCTGATCTCCTTCACCAATTGCCACTTGGCCAGCAAGCGGTCGCACAGGGCCCGATCCTTTTCGCGCTTGGTCTTGATGTTGCACTTGTTGTCGTCGCGCAGGATCACGGCGATCGTGCGTGCCCGTTCCTTGCCGACCTTCTTGATGCGGATGGACAGCTTCGCGTAGTTGATGTGGTGGTTGCGGAAGTCGAACGACAGGGAGATCAGGGAACGCGCGGCAGTGTAGATGTCGTCGACGTCCTTGGCCCAGATCTTCACCAGCAAGGAGCGGTGATTGGCCATGGTGTACCCGAGTTCGATCACCTTGACCGATGCCACGTCCTCGCCGGTCAGATCAAACCTGCGGGGCGCGGCCAGACTCTGGTAGTCGTACTGCTTCAGCGGGATCTTGTCACCGGTGATGGGCGACTGCAGCAGCGAGTCCGCCACGATGCGCGCCAGCGCCTCGCGGCCGTCGGTGTCTTTGGACAAGACCTCCAGATGGCCGTTGGCAGGCTCGTAGGTGATGTGCGAGGAAACCGCACGGATCACCTCCTGCGGCACCAGCTCCCTGGCCTGGACGCGATCGATGATCTCGGGCGGGCGGTTGTGATGCACGCTGATCTGGTACAGGTCGACGTCTTCGCCGGTGAGGGTGTCGGGACGCAGCCGCTTGAAAATCTGAACGGCAACGGTGTCCGCTGCACAGCCAAGCTGCTGAGCGACGGCCTGGTGGAAGGCTTGCCGAGCTGCCGTGTCATCCAGGACTGTCAGATCCTTGGGCGCAACATAGCCCGAATAGCAGGACGCGCTCTGGCGGAAGACATCCGCCTGGCGGGCGTTCAACGCCTCCTCGAAGAGCGCGGGCGCGTTGAGATACAGCCACAGCGCGCGTTCGTACTGGTTCGGGACGGCTGCAAACGCGGCCTTGGCATCGTCGCCGAAGATGTCCTGACTGATGCCTTCAATGACGTCCTGCCCTGCGCCGTCCGAGAGCAGCATGATTCGCTCGGCCACTTCCTCGATCTTCCGCCGCGCGCTCACATCCAGGGCCGACAGAACTGGCCCCATGACAGCGCGCTGTTCTTGCTTGCCCTGCTTCTTGTCCAGATCCGGCATCGCCAGACTGAACTCCCCCACCATGAATTCACGGAAGACTGCCGGCGGCAGGTGGCCGAGCAGCTTGGACAGATTTTCAGCATCGTTCATTGACATTCCCCCTTCGCAAGGTGTTGATCGGGTTGGCACCAGCCCGAGCCGCCCCGTCTTGTTCTTGGGGTTTGCAGACCGATTTTGTTCGGTGTACCGAACGATTGGGATTATTTCTGGTCGGACATGGGTTTGTCAAGCAGGTACGGTTTCGTTCGGTCTGGTGGTATTATTTTCGAACTGAAGCAGATCAATTAGGAGAAACCGGTGCCATCACCCCTGGGCGACAAGATCCGCGCACTGCGGAAGCAAAAGAAGCTCAGCCTTGAACAACTGGCGGAGCTGACCGAGTCCAGCAAGAGCTACATCTGGGAGCTGGAGAACAAGGACGACCCGAAACCGTCGGCAGACAAGATCGGCAAGATCGCGTCGGTGCTCGAGGTCACGACCGAGTTCCTGCTCACCGAGTCGACCGCAGCCCCTGGCGAAGAAGTCATCGACGAGGCGTTCTTCCGTAAGTACAAGGGCATGCCGGACGACACCAAGAAGCGGCTGCGCAAGATCCTCGACGCATGGGATGACGACGAGTGACCGAACGCAAGCAGCCAATGGCGAAGGCCAACCGCATCTCGTCCATGCTCAACATGGTGCTGGGAGCGAACCGCTTCCCGGTCATGGTTGATGAGGTCGCGCTGGAGTATTCCCGGCAGTGCTTTGTCGACTCGCCCGTGGACAAGGTCCAGGGTGAGGATCTGGATGGCTTGGAGGGGATGCTCGCTGCCAACAAGGCACGGTCGAAGTGGTTGATCGTCTACAACAGCGCTGTCCGGTCCGAGGGGCGCAAGCGCTTCACGATTGCGCACGAGTTTGGTCACTACATCCTGCACCGCCACGACCAGGATCGGTTTGAGTGCGGTGACGACGACATCGAGACGGGTGACGGCAACGAGCGAGACATCGAAACCGAGGCCGACAAATTTGCGTCGACCTTGCTGATGCCGCTGGATGATTTCAGGAAGCAAGTCGATGGCCAACCCGTCAGCTTCGACCTACTGGGTCACTGCGCCGAACGCTATGGCGTGTCGCTGACCGCGGCCGCACTGCGCTGGACGGAGATCGCCGAGAAACGCGCTGTCCTCGTGGCCAGCCGTGACGACCACCTTCTTTGGTCAAAGTCGAACCAGGCGGCCTTCAAGTCGGGGGCCTACTTCGCAACGCGCAAAAACACGATCGAACTGCCTCAGGACGCTTTGGCGCACAGCAACAACCTCTTGGATGTTGGTGCCCAGATGCAATCGACGCGGGCGCAGTCCTGGTTCCCTCGCGAACCAGCGTCCATGCCACTGACCGAAATGACCCGGGTCGCAGGCCAGTACGACTACTCGCTGACGCTGCTGTTGATGCCCGACGCTGAATGGCAGCGGCCACAGCATGACGAAGGCGAGCCCGAGGAGGACACCTTCGATCGGTTCATCCGCAACGGCCAGTACCCCGTGCGGTAGATCATGGCCAATCGATCATGAGCGCGCACAAATGGCAGTTCACGTCCCGCTTCCGCCGTCACGCCTTCGGCTGGCGATCCGACACGCCGATCCAGCGCATCAAGGAGGCCCTCGCTGAAATCAAGCTGGTCGCGCGCAAGGACCCGGTGATCGCGGCCGAGGGTGCCGTGACCCTGCTGGAGAAGCTGTCGCCAGCGCTGGAGCAGGTCGACAGCTCATCCGGAGCCCTGGGCACGGCAGTGAACCGGGCCATCGACACCCTGGTGCCCATCATCGCCAAGGCGGATGTCGAGCCGCGCGTTCGACAGCGTTGGCTGGAACGCCTGTGGCAGGCCATGCAGGACGACGAGATCCCCTACATCGAATCCCTCGGGGAGCATTGGGGCGCGCTGTGCGTCACGCCGGAACTGGCGATGGTGTGGGTCGATGAATTCCTGCCTCTTGTCGAACACGTCTGGAGACCCCGGTCCGCCGGTCACGGTTTCTTCAAGGGGACCAGCGCATGCCTTGCTTCGCTGTATGCCGCTGGTCGCTACGATCAACTGCTCGCCCTGCTGGAGCGGGCGCCGTTCAAGTGGTGGCACGACCGCCAGTGGGGCGTCAAAGCACTGGCGGCGATGGGCAAGAAGGCGGAGGCGGTTCGTTACGCCGAGCAATCCCGCGGTCTGAACGACCCCGGCTGGCAAATCGCTGAGGCTTGCGAGGCCATCCTGCTGTCGTCGGGCTTGGCCGAAGAGGCGTACCGGCGATACGCGATCGAAGCCAACCAGGGCACGACCAACCTGGCGACGTTCCGAGCGATCGCCAAGAAGTATCCGAACACGCCACCAGAGCAGATCCTGCGCGACTTGGTTGCCAGCACGCCCGGCGCTGAGGGCAAGTGGTTCGCGGCCGCAAAGGATGCGGGCCTGTTCAACGTCGCCATCGAGCTGGCGACAACCAGCCCAACCGATCCACGCACGTTGAGTCGTGCGGCCAGGGACTTTGCCGAGAGCCAGCCTGAGTTCGCGGGCGCCGCTGGCCTGGCTTCGCTGCGTTGGATCTCGCTTGGGCACGGCTACGACATCACTGGCTCGGATGTGCTCGACGCTTATACGGCCGTAATGCAGGCGGCATCAACGGCAGGGACCGGTACCCAGCAGATCAGGGCTCGGATCAGGGATCTGCTGGCCTCAACGCCCACTGGCAACCAGCTCATGAAAACCGTCCTGGCCCATCACCTGACGGCCTGACTCTGTCGCGTTTTGGCTGCGCCGATACTGCGTATTCGCAGGAGCCAGCGCCAGCACGCAGGTGCTCGAAACTCCCTCATGGTGTCGGTGAGGGTTCGTCCGGAGAATTTCGCCATTCAAGCGAGTTTGATGGGCAGGACCGATACCGATGCATGAAATCAACCAAATTCCCCCCGACCGGATGAGCCCAGAGCAGCGTCGGCGCGAGATCGCGTCGTTGCTCGCAAAGGGAATAGTCCGCCTTCGCAGCGCCGACTCTCGCCCGTCCTCAAGACGGACTTCGGAGAGCGAGTTTGAGCTTGGCTTTTCTGGCCACCAGCGCGTTCATTCAGACCCCGCCAACAACAGAGAAACGGAGTCCTGATGCGCACGCACGCCAAAGCCAACACCGGCAACTTCACCGCGCCACCATCGGTGGCCTCACAGATCGCACGATTGCCCGAGCTGCCCATGCCGGAAATCAAAGCGCTCTGGCAGAGGCTCTTCGGTGACGACACGCCCACCCACAACCGCCAGTTCCTGGAACGGCGCATTGCCTACCGCCTGCAGGAGGTGGAGTTCCGCAAGATCGACGCCTACCTGCTGGAGCGCAACAAGCGCCGCATCGCATCCTTGGTCGAGACCGGCAAGGTCAAGAAGTGCGACCGTGACTACCGGCCAGCAGCGGGCACCGTGCTCACCCGCGAGTACCAGGGCGTCGAGCACCGCGTCATCGTGACCCAGGATGGCCAGTACGACTTCCAGGGCCGGATGTACCCGAGCCTGTCGATGATCGCCCGCGAGATCACCGGCACGCGGTGGTCCGGGCCCCTGTTCTTCGGGCTCAAAGCGCCAGCCACTCCCAAGACAGGGGCGAAGAAGGGAGCCCGGCGATGAGCGACGTTCTGAAGCGCCGCATGCGCTGCGCCGTCTACACACGCAAGTCCACCGACGAGGGGATGGACCAGGAATACAACTCCATCGACGCCCAGCGGGATGCAGGCCACGCCTACATCGCCAGCCAGCGCGCCGAGGGCTGGATTCCGGTGGCCGACGACTACGATGATCCCGCCTTCTCGGGTGGCAACATGGAGCGCCCGGCGCTGCGACGTTTGATGGCCGACATCGAGGCCGGCAAGATCGATGTGGTCGTCATCTACAAGATCGACCGCCTGACGCGCAGCCTGGCGGACTTTTCCAAAATGGTGGAGGTGTTCGAGCGCTACGGCGTGTCCTTCGTGTCGGTCACCCAGCAGTTCAACACCACCACGTCGATGGGGCGGCTGATGTTGAACATCCTGCTGTCCTTCGCACAGTTCGAGCGCGAGGTCACCGGCGAGCGCATCCGCGACAAGATCGCCGC